TCAAGCAGCTAGTTCCGCAAGCCGGCCAGCGCTTCCAATCCGCTCATAATAGCGCTGCCGGCCGTATGGCGCCGGAAAGTTCAGCAAGGCACCCATCTGCTTCCAACCCGGCACGCTCCGCATCGCGCGTCCCAACGCCTGCTGATTGGCGCCAGCATATGCGCTAGCTTCGCGCTGCAGACCCTCACGCCAGACCTGGACAAGGCAAACAACATCGCGAAACTTGCCTTCGCCGTCAGCGGCGATATCACCGCTGGCGATTGGCTTGTCGAGCCATTGCGAAATCTGGCCGACCAGTGCATCTTCTGGACTTTCCACGCGACGCGACTCCTGCAACCGCACCGCTTCTTCCGCAGCGTCATGATCCGCAAGATAGAGCGGCAAATCGCCTGTCGACATAGGCAGGTCGATACGCATCTGTCTGTAGATGGCGACCGCTTCCGCCCATAGATGATCGACATTCTCCCGAAGCCGGGGAATATCGATCATCTTGACATGACATTCCACCGGAAGGAACCGGCGCCCGCCGGTAGCATCGCGCAGATATTCCTGATCGTTGGTCGAGCCTATGAAAATCGATTGCCGCGGAAACTCGCCAGCCCGGCGAGCATAGGCAAGACGTGCCCGGTCGCTGCCGCAACTGATGAAGGCCTTAATCGACCTTACATCGGCACGACTGAAGCCGGATAGCTCCGGAACCTCGATCAGCCATTTGCCTTGCATCAGCTCGATCATCTGCTTTCGGTCGCTAAAATCTCCTTCAAGTTCGGCTGCCCAGTGGCGGCCAAGTATCCGGATGAAGGTTGATTTGCCGCGGCCCTGAAGGCCTTCCAAGATCACCGCCGTATCGAATTTGATGCCCGGTTCAAAGATGCGGGCCACAGCCGCGACAAGCATCAGGCGGGCAACGTGGCGGCTGTAGGGCTTATCTTCCGATCCTAGGTAATCGACAAACAGACTGTCACAGCGAGGAATGCCGTCCCATGATAGGCCGGTCAGATACTCGCGAACCGGGTGGAACGCGTTGCCGTTTGCCGACAGCACGATCGCGGCTTTCAGATCACGATCGGAAACCTTGAGACCGTAGCCGCCTTGGGTTTTCGGAGCTTCTAGGATCGAGCGAATTGCGAAATCGCGGTCGTCCGACCAGAGATCTCCGTTCAGTGTGTCCTTCACGTCCCAAACGCGTCCAGTGAGCTGGCGCGTTTCCTTCGCGGCATTTTTCCGGACCTTCGCCTTGGTGCCAGGCGGGGTCCGCTGCACGGTCTCCTGCGTGAACTCATTGAGTTGCGGCAGCCCGACCAGGCGCGGATCGTTGCATACGATCAGTTCGAGGTTATGGAGCGTCGGTTTGATGGCAGCGGTCTCGGTGAGATCGAGAAGGGTCCGCCATGGCAGGCCCTCCGATCCAGCATCATCGTCGGCGAACATGGCGTCGAAGTCTTCGGCTTCCGTGGTGGCGGGAGCGTCATCGCCGAACAGATCGTCGAAGTCTGTGCTGGCGGTAGCCGAGGCAGGGGTCTCGGGAGCATCATCCAGATCGTCGAAGGCATCCGCGAAGCTGGCAGCGCGGGCGTCCTGCACCCATTGGCGGACACTGGCGAGCGTCACCGGCTGCCGGCGATTGCGACCGAAGCCACGATAGCGGCGCAACTCGGCGCGCTCGTTGCTGCCGACCATGAACTTGGAGCCGCGCTTGCTGTGCTCCATCCATAGGTTGAAGCCCTCGATCGACCCACCGAACTGGTGGTGCAGCGCCTGGCCGAGCGTCACCCAATCCGTGCGATCGTCGATGCGGTCGACGGGGATTTCGGATAGTTCGCGATCGAGTTGGCCGGGTTTGAATTCCAGCGGCGGCCGGGTCTCGAATGCGTAGGTCGTGGTCTCGGCGGCGCCCAGCGCCTCGATCACGTCGCCGGAGATATACGGCCCGATGCCCATATCCAGCGCGTCGAAGTCGAACTCGCGCAGCCAGGTATAAGGCTTGCCGGTATCCGGATGGATCGAATTTGGGAAAGCCGTTTGTTTGCCTGTCCCAAACAGCTCGATCTCCCAATCCAGACTCCAAACGTCCCGCTGCTTTTTGCCGTCGAATCGCCGATGCTTCCCTTCGCTGACAGCGAGTTTCCGGCCGAAGAACGGGCGATCGGACACGAAGTAGAGGTGACGCGATTCACCGCCGGAGCCGGACGCCACGCATGGCAGAGACCCGAGCGGGATTCCGGGAAACAGGCGCCCGAACGCCTCCCAAGCCTCATCCGCCAGATCAGGAATGCGGATGTCGAGATCTATTGCGTGCAGGTATCCGCCGGATGTCAGGGCGGACGGTTCGCCGAGACGCACGCCGACGTTGTTGCCGGGCGCATAGGATGCGCGCAATTGGTCGATCGTGCAAACCGGCGCCTCCGACCAATTCTCGCCGATTGGTGCCTTCGAGCGCTCCTTTAACCATTGAAGCGCGAATCCAGCTTCAACAAACGGAGAAATATCGAAGTCATTTGCGCCTAAAGCGATGTTCATTGGGAATGCGATCCTTGCATTATTCCCGAACGACGCGTATGTAATGCCTTGTCCAAGCATTGTCGTTCGGTTGACGCCGCCGGGGAGGTCCAGATCCCGGCGGCGTTACTGTTTCACGACGGTCGATTAAAGTTAGACCACCGACCAATCACTGGCCGTCGTCGTAACCGGGTGACCGCGAAGCGACTCACGTTGCGCAGCAGAGAGGTCGCCGGGGTCCGCAATCAAGGCGCAGCGGATGTCCTCACCCTCGACTCGGATGGCGAACCGCATGCGCGCAGTTTTCTCGATCCCGATCGATACCTCGACCAATTGTCGAGCTTGTATTTCGGCGTCGCACACCTTGCTCGCGACATGTCTAGGCAAGCCTTTTGCAACGAGACATCGCATTTGCACGCGACGCCATTTCGGCCATCGGCTGCCCTGCCGCGGATACGTCCGGCTCATTCGCCCGATGCCTTGCGGGCTTTGTATCGAGCATTCGTCCGTCGCGCCGCCGCAGCGGAAACCCCGTCTCTCTTGCGGCGCGCTTCATCGGTTGTCGCTGCGGCGGCCGATACGTTCGATCCCGATCTCTTTTCCGGCGCAGCGCCAACCGGCGAGGCAGCCAGAAGCGACTGAGCCTCGGCCGCCGATAGACTGGTATTCGCTGCAATATGCCGCGCTTGGGTCGGGCGCTCCTTAGCTTCGGCAAGGGCCAAAATTGCGCGTTCCCTATCGGTGTTTCCTGCCTCCAGGGGCGGGACCTTGATCAGCTGGTCCGCCGCGGCAACCGGGCGGTTGAAGCCCTTCAGTCCCACGCGCGCGGCGAGTGCCTGGAGGGTCGCCGCGCGGGGGGTAACGGCTGGCGTAGATGGGTCGCCCGCCGTCTTAGTAAACCCCTTCAGTCCGACGCGCGCCGCGAGATCCATACGTGCGGCGAGGCGTGATTCAGGTGTGCCGGTCATGCCACGATCCTTTCGAACACTTCACGCTCGGCGTCGTCGAGTTCACGGGCGGCTCCTGCTGCCAGCAACTCGGCGATCACGATGGGGTTAGACTCGGCGAACATCTCACCAGGCTGCAGCGTTTGCGAACGGACACGCATGTTCGGTTCGCCCTGGGCATCATATCCATTGACGACGAGACCAGTGGCATCCGGATGGGTGCGGACGATCGAATGGATAGCTTTGAGGTTGGTCACTTGCTGTTCTCCTGAAGAAAGGCAGTAATCTGGGCAGCGCGGGCAAAAGCTGCGCGGTGAAGCTGATCGTAATTTAGCGAAGCCGGGCGAAATCGTCTTGGAAGCCCATCGATCATCTTCCGAACGGTAATCGAGCCGGAAAGGATGACGGGCTGATCCCCGCCCGAAGTGTACTTGTCGCCAACGGTTCGGACTCTGACGATGTCTGATGCAAGCAAATCGACTGCCGGATCTGCTAACGTCGCAAGCGTCGCCTGGATCTGATCAATAGCAGGGCCTTGCAGCTCGCCTAGAACACCTAGCATAGCCAGATCAGACGGCCGGCGTGCGGCCTCAAGCGCGCGTTCTTTCTCAGCTATCCGTTCGTCGAGCAGAGGAAGTGCCGCCATAAGCGCCGGAATCTCGTCATCTAGGCGCGAAATCTTTCGCGACCGACTGGCCTTCTCCGGTGCGGCGGCCGGCCCGTCCACGAGGCGTACAGCGCGGTCGCGTTGATCTGCTTCACGCTGGCGGGCGAGATCCTCCTTCTTCGTTTTGAGATCGAACTGAAATTGCGCCTTCTTGGCTCGTTCCGCAGCAAGTTCTGCAGCGGCGATTTCAACCGCTTTCATGGCGGCGGCAGCACTGGCGACCGCCTGCGTAGGAGTGAACGCGTTCATCGTGCAGCCCCGGCGATGGCTTCCGTTGCCCAGCGCGAAATGACTGCATCGAGCCACGGCTTTGGGACGCCGGTCGCTCGCGCGCCAAGCTTGATCGGCGTTGGCACGAGGCCGCGAGAGGCTTGCTCGTAAAAATGCGGCACCGAGAAGCCAAGATACTCAGCCGCATGTGCAGGACGAAGGATAGGACCATGGGCAGGAACATCAGACCATGGCGGCGTATCCGGTTCGGCGTTCTGTTTTGTCATCGTGTCTCACCGTGCCGGGTGATCCGGCCCACGTAAGATCAGATGATTCGCCGTATATTGGTATCCGCTGATTTTGAGGATGTTTTATACACGCGGACTCATTCGTAGATCGCGCTCGTTATTTTGGACGCAGCGACCATGAGATATCCAACGACTTTTTGGATATGCAAAACGGAAAGAGCCATCCGCGAGGCGGTGGTTGGATCAGGCTTGTCGGAGTTCCTGCGCCGGGCGGCCATTCGGTCGGAAAACTGTGATCGCAAAGATGGCGCACTGGGAATGTTGATTCCGAACCGATGTTGCCACTCAGACAGGTCTCTCCGATGCCTCCCGCCGAATTTATCGGCATCACTTCGCAGCTTTGTATCGTGATCGGCGAGGCTTTTAGCCGCTTGGGCCATGGTCGCGCTCGGATGCTCTTCGAGAAAATTGTGCATATATCGATCTCTAGCGATATGCTCATCATGCCTGGTCGAACGGGCGGCCGCCGTAACATCGGGACTTTCCGATATGACAAAGCCCGGCTCGCCGTGCCTAATAGCTTGGCGAACCGCTAACGCCTGCCAATCTTCAAGAGTCGGCGTGTCTGTCGCGATGCCATACCTCCTAAAGAGGGACCGCAGCCGATCAGCGGCGTCTGCATCGAACTCGGCGACCGATTTTCTGTGTGTTGATACCGCTGTTGTATATTCGATAACAGCTTGCGGAGAGATTTCAGAAACGAGAATTTCTTCGCCGTTATCGCCGCGCTTGTAGCGCGCGAACGGCGGGACGGGGCGCTCGCCCGGAGGAATGAGATCGGCGTAAACGTCGGTCTTCATGCCTCGGGGCCTTTTGCAGGCGGGGTGCAGTATGCTGCCCACGCGTTCATGAGATCGCGCCGCTTCTCGAATAGGTCGCCGCGCCTGTAAGCAGCCTCCGCCTTATTTGCGATGGTGTGCGCAAGGGCCATCTCGCAAACTTCGTGAGGGAAGCCCGTCGTCTCCGCCGCCCAATCCCTGAATGTCGACCGGAAGCCATGGACCGTGACTTCAACCCCCGTTCGTCGCAGAAGCATCTCCATCGCCATGGTAGACAGCGGCTTTGTCCGATCGGTTGTCCCAGGAAAAACAAACTCGCTGCCACCTGTGGTCTTCTGCGTGGCCAATACGTCCATAACGGCAGGAGACAGAGGCACGCGGTGTTCCTTGCCCGCTTTCATCCTACTGCCCGGAACCGTCCAGATCGCTTTTTCAAGATCCATCTCGGTCCAGCGCGCAGACAGCACCTCGCTAGTGCGTCCCGCGGTAAGAATAGTAAATTCGAGAGCACGAGCGGCGCTTGCAGTCCGCCCTGCTATGTCGGTCATGAATCCAGCTATTTGATCATAAGGCAGTGCTGCGTGGTGTCCTCGCGTAAGCTTGCCCCTTGGCGGAAGCACTTGGTCTAAATGGCCGCGCCACCGAGCCGGGTTTTCCCCCGACCGGTGACCCTGAGCTTTAGCGAAATCCAAAACACGTTCGATTCGACCGCGGACGCGGGAAGCCGTCTCTGACTTCGTCGTCCAGATAGGCTCTAGCACGGCTAGCACGTCCTTCGTTTCGACCGTACCCACGCCCATCGGCCTGAGTGGCTTCGCGTAGACCAACAACGTCATCTTCCACTGGCTGGCGTGTTTCGGATTGCGCCAGCTTGGAAGCATATTTTTTATAAGTGCATCGGCACAGTCACCGAACGTAACCTGGTCAGTCCCCTTGCGGGCGGCGATCGGGTTGACACCTGTCGCGACATGTTCGCGCGCTTGGCGAGCAAGCTCGCGGGCTTTCGCCAGCGAAACATCGCGCGCGGAACCGAGTCCCATCTCGCCGTGCTTCCCATTCCAGCGAAACAGGAAGATCCATCGCCGGCCGCCGTTAGTCGTGTTCAGATAGAGACCGCCGCCATCCGCATGGCGGCCCGGTTCCGTCACATTTTTCACGAACTGAACGTTCAGACGGTTGATCTCGCGCGCCATGCCTGCCCCAACAGCAGAAGCCGACGTTACCATATGTCGTCGGACTCTAAAAGCGGCGTATCCGGTAGTATCGTGGACAAACAGGCACTTATCGGGTGACAACCTGTCACTAAAAGTGGTCCTAAGAGGTCGATTTTCGCTGGTATAGAGGAGTCCGTCTCCGCCAGAATTTTTTAAGACCATGCGTTAAACCCCCAAAAGGGTTGGCATATTCGAGCGCCCTGTACGTGGACGTCCGTTGCTACCGCGCGGCGGGCTCGAGCATGTGCGAGCTGGCAGCGGCGCCGGCGGTTCCGCTATCGGCGGCCCTACTGGCGAGCGGCGCTGCTCCGAAGCAGCGTAAAAAATCCGAACAACGAAAGCGCCGCGAGTGCGAACCACGTCAACGCGTAGACGAGGTGGTTGTTGGGAAAGCGCACGACCGTCAGCCCGCCCAGCGGCCAGCCGCCCGGATGGGGCGTCGCATCCGCATCGACGAAATAGGGTGCGACGCGCGATAGTCCTCGGGCGCGGGTGATCGCGGCGACGTCCCGGGAATACCAGCGGCCGCTGCCCGGCTGGTTGGCCTGGAGCAGGCTGCCGCCGGGTTCCGTTAGCCGCAGGAGACCGGTGACGATCGTCTCGCGATCGCCCGAGGCGTTCGACAGCCGGGGCACCGTCGCGTGCCAAGCGGGCGGTACGAAGCCTCTGTTGACCAGAACGATGAAGCCCCGGTCGGTTTGAAGCGGACTCATCAGCCAGAAGCCCGGCCCCTGCTCGGTCAGCGCCTGGACGAGCGTATCGCGCCCGGCAAGGAAATGACCGCGAACCTCAACGTGACGATAGGCGTCGTCCGCGGCGGTCACGCGATCCCAGCGCGGTTCGCCGGGCGGAGACACGGGCGGCGCGTGGACCCGCTGGTCGACGGCCTCGATCAGCGCGAGTTTCCAAGCGCGCCGCTCCATCTGCCACACGCCGAGCGCGCAGAAGGAGAGCGTCGCGACCAGGCAAAGCGTGAGGAAAAGCCAGCGTTTCATTCCTGTCCCGTAACGCGTCGCCGTTCCGCATGCGAGTGGCGATCATGCCGATAGCCCGCTATGCTGGCAGTCGCATTTTGTGCGAGGGCGGTGCCAGCTTCAGGCGAGACCCCGCCACGCCGGCAAGGGCCCGAGCGGCCGCGACCGGGCGTGCGTCGATTCAGCCCCCTTTGTGCATCGCACCAATGCTGCTACGCGCCCGCCCATGCTTTCCTATCGCGACATCACCGTGCGGCTCGGCGGCCGGGCCATCATCGAGGGCGCCTCCGCGTCGATCCCGCCCAAGGCGCGCGTCGGGTTCATCGGGCGTAACGGCGCGGGCAAGTCGACGCTGATGAAGGTGCTCGCCGGGATGCTCGATGCCGACAGCGGGTCGGTCGACATGCCGCGCGGCGCCAAGTTCGGCTATCTGCGCCAGGATGCGCCGGGCGGCGCGCTCTCGCCGTTCGAGACCGTGCTCGAAGCCGACACCGAACGCGCCAGCCTGCTCGCCGAGGCCGAGACCGCGCTCGACCCCGATCGGCTGGGCACGATCTACGAGCGGCTCGACCAGATCGACGCCTATACCGCCCCGGCGCGGGCGGGCGCGATCCTGAAAGGCCTCGGCTTCGACGACGCCGCGCAGGCGCGCCCGATGGAGAGTTTTTCGGGTGGGTGGCGGATGCGCGTCGCCCTGGCGAGCCTGCTCTTCACCAACCCCGACCTGCTGCTGCTCGACGAGCCTTCGAACCATCTCGATCTCGAAGCGGTGATGTGGCTCGAAGGATTCCTGCGCGCCTATCGTGGGACGATCCTGCTGATCTCCCATGAGCGCGATCTGCTCAACAATGTCGCCGATCATATCCTGCATCTCGATAAGGGCGGGACGACGCTCTACGTCGGCGGCTATGACGCGTTCGAGCGCCAGCGCGCCGAGCGTGCCGCGCAGCTCGCCTCGGCTGTCGTCAAGCAGGCGGCGCAGCGCGAGAAATTGCAGGCGTTCGTCGATCGCTGGAAGGCCAAGGCGTCGAAGGCCAAGCAGGCGCAGAGCCGCGTGAAGGCGCTGGCGAAGATGCAGCCGATCGCGGCGATGGCGGACGATCCCTCGCTGACCTTCTCCTTCCCCAATCCGGAAGGATTGAAGCCGCCGCTGCTGACGCTCGACAAGGCGTCGGTGGGCTATGAGGCGGGCAAGCCGATCCTGTCGCGGCTGATGCTGCGGCTCGATCCGGACGACCGCGTCGCGCTGCTCGGCCGCAACGGCAACGGCAAGACGACGCTCGCCAAATTGCTCGCGGGCGATCTCGCGGCGATGGACGGCGTGGTGACCTCCGCGCCCAAGCTGACCGTCGGCTATTTCACTCAGTATCAGGTCGAGGAACTCGATCCGACCGATACGCCCGTCGATCTGATGGGCCGGCTGATGAAGGGCGCGGCGCCGGCGGCGGTGCGTTCGCAGCTCGGCCGTTTCGGCTTTTCCGGCGACAAGGCGCTGACGAAGGTCGGCAAGCTGTCGGGCGGCGAGCGCGCGCGGCTGGCGCTGGCGCTGGTGACGCATTCGGCGCCGCATCTGCTGATCCTCGACGAGCCGACCAACCATCTCGACGTCGACACGCGCGAGGCGCTCGTCCAGGCGCTCGCCGAATATCGCGGTGCGGTCGTCGTGGTCAGCCACGATCGCCACATGCTCGAGCTGGTCGCGGATCGGCTGGTGCTCGTCGATCAGGGCACCGCGCAGGAATATGACGGCACGATCGACGATTATGCCAAGTTCATCATCTCGGGCGGCAGCGGCGAGGCCAAGCCCGCGTCGGCGGGCGGCGTTGGTGCCCGCAAGGAGGATCGCAAGGCGGCCGCCGATCGCCGTGAGGCGACGCAGGGCATCCGCACGCGGATCAAGGACGCCGAGACCGAGATGGCGCGGCTCGCCAAGTCGATCGCCGACATCGACGCGGCGCTGGCCGGAACGCCGCCGACGCCCGCGATGAAGCTGATGACGATGGGCCAGCTGATGAAGCGCCGTGGCGACGTCGAGCGGCTGCAGGCCGCGGTCGAGGCGGAGTGGATCGAGGCGACCGAAGCGCTGGAAGCGGCGGGGTAGAGCGGTAAAAATCCCCCCTGCAAGGGGAGGGGGACCAGCCGCAGGCTGGTGGAGGGGTGGAGGCCTGGTGATACGAGTCTGCCGCTCGGTGCCGTATCCGTACCGTCCGGCCTCCACCCCTCCACCCCCGGCTGCGCCGGCGGTCCCCCTCCCCTGCAAGGGGAGGACCAAATAACCAAATACGCACCTTATCGCTTGACAGCGAACCGCTGATCTGACATAAGCAGGGCACGCTCAGAAATTGCGTCGAGGGCCGGGCGGTGGCGACACCGTTTCCGGCCCTTGGCATGTCCGGGGAACGTGAATGGCGACGAAGCGGACGATTGTGCCGGCGGGGCCGGCAAATTGGACCAAGACGCGCGAGCGGACCTTCCTCGAACATCTCGCGCTCAGTTCGAACGTAGCGGCATCCGAGCGGGTCGCGCTGGTGCCGCCGGGTGCCGCGTACCGTCACCGCATCAAGTCGGCGGACTTCCGCCGCAATTGGGAGACGGCGCTCAAGGAGGGCTATGACCGGCTCGAACTCGCGATGCTCGAGCGCGCGATCAACGGCGTCACCGTCGAGACGACGGCTGCGAACGGCAAGAAGACGAAGAAGATCGAATATTCCGAAGGTGCGGCGATGACGCTGCTTAAGGCGCACCGCGCTTCCGTCGCTGCGATCAACGCTTCTCAGGCTGCCAATGCGGCGGAGGCCGACATCCTTCTGGTGATCGACGGCATGGCGCGGCGGATCGGTCATGGCGATTAAGCGCGAACTGCTCAGTCTGACCGCGGGCGAGCTGGCGCGGATGAGCCAAGCGGACAGGGACAAGGCGTTTGAGGGGGTCGACGACGCCAGCCGCCAGACGCTGAAGACCTTTTGGCCGTTCCGGATCATGCCGGGGCAAGCGCCGCCGCCGGGCGACTGGCGCGTGTGGCTGCTGATGGCGGGGCGCGGCTTCGGCAAGACGCGGTGCGGTGCCGAATGGGTGCGGGGGCTGGCCGAACAGGATGGCCGCGCGCGGATCGCGCTGGTCGCGGCGACGATGGCGGAGGCGCGCAGCGTGATGGTGGAGGGCGTCAGCGGGCTGCTCGCGATTGCGCCGGCCGGCCTGCGCCCGCATTGGGAGCCATCGCTGCGCCGGCTCCGCTGGCCGGGCGGCGCGACCGCGACGCTGTTCGCGGCGAGCGAACCGGAAGGGTTGCGCGGGCCGCAGCATAGCCACGCCTGGTGCGACGAGATCGCCAAATGGCCATATGGCATCGAGACGTGGGACAATCTCGCGATGGGGCTCCGGCTAGGCGACCGGCCGCGGATCGTGGCGACGACGACGCCGCGTCCGGTGCCGCTCGTGCGGATGCTGGTGGCGCGCGACGATGTCGCGACGACGGGCGGGCGGACGGAAGACAATCGCGAGCATCTCGCGGCCGATTTCCTCGACGCGATGGCGGCGGGCTATGCCGGCACGCGGCTCGGCCGGCAGGAGTTGGACGGCGAGCTGATCGAGGAGGCCGAGGGCGCGCTGTGGAGCCGCGCGCTGATCGAGCGTTGCCGCGTGCGGCAGGCGCCCGGGGCGGTGCGCGTCGTCGTCGGTGTCGATCCGCCGGCGGGGGCGGGCGCGGCGTCGGATGCGTGCGGGATCGTCGTCGTGGCGCTTGGCGCGGACGGCATCGGCTATGTGCTCGAGGATGCCAGCGTGCAGGGGCTCGGCCCCGAGGGCTGGGCGCACGCGGTGTCGCTCGCCGCCGAACGGCACGATGCGGACCGGGTGATCGCCGAGGCGAACAACGGCGGCGCGATGGTCGAGAGCGTGTTGCGCGCGGCATCGGCGACGCTGCCGGTGAAGCTGGTTCATGCCTCGCGCGGAAAATCGGCGCGGGCGGAGCCGGTGGCGGTGCTCTACGAGAAGGGGCGGGTGGCGCATGTCGGCGCCTTCCCCGCGCTCGAGGACGAGATGGCGGGGCTGTTGCTCGACGGTTCTTACGTGGGCCCGGGGCGGTCGCCCGATCGCGCGGACGCGCTGGTGTGGGCGATGCATGCGCTGCTGCTGACGGGGCAGGCGCGGCCGGGATTGCGGACTTTGTAGATAAAATCCTCCCCTGCAAGGGGAGGGGGACCGCTCGCGAAGCGAGTGGTGGAGGGGTGTCAACCTCGGAGGCCGGGCGCCCGTCAGTCGCGTGTTCTACCCCTCCACCATCCTTCGGATGGTCCCCCTCCTCCTCCGGGGGAGGATCATAGAAAACAGAAGGATTCCCCATGCGGCTTTTCGGATGGAAGGCGGCGCGCAGCGGCGCGCGGCCGGTGCTGACGCGCGCGTTCGGCGTGACCGGCGGGATCGGCGGGCCCACGCGAGGCGACTGGCCGAGTGGCTACGAGGCGCAGGTCCGCGCGGCCTATCTCGGCAATGCGGTGGCGCAACGCGCGGTGCGGATCGTCGCGGAGAGCGCGGGCGGCGTCACGATTGATGTGGCGAGTGACGACCATCCGGTGGCGGGGCTGCTCGCAGGCATGGGCCAGCCGCTGATCGAGACGGTGGCGGCGCAGCTGCTGCTCCACGGCAACGCCTTCGTCCAGATCCTCGCAGACGCCGACGGCATGCCCGCGATGCTGTTCGCGCTGCGCCCCGAGCGCGTCACCATCGAGCCAGACGCGACCGGCTGGCCCGCCGCCTTCGTCTACCGCGCCGCCGGTCAGGCGTTGCGGATTCCGGTGGCGGCGCCCGATGGCCGGCCGGGCCTCGTCCACATCCGCACGATGCACCCGCTCGACGATCAATATGGCCTGGGCTGCCTGGGAGCCGCTGCCGGCCCGGTCGCGATCCACAACGCCGCGACGCGCTGGAACAAGGCGCTCCTGGATAACGCAGCGCGACCCTCGGGCGCACTGGTTTATGATCCGGGCGACCCAGGCGCGACGCTGTCGCCCGATCAGTTCGCGCGGCTCAAGAGCGAGATGGAGGCGGGGTTTTCGGGGAGCGGCAACGCGGGGCGGCCGATGCTGCTCGAGGGCGGGCTCAAATGGCAGGCGCTGAGCCTGACCCCTGCCGATATGGATTTCATCAACCTCAAGGCGGCGGCGGCGCGGGAAATCGCGCTGGCGTTCGGGGTGCCGCCGATGCTGCTCGGGCTGCCCGGCGACAACACCTACGCCAATTACAGCGAGGCCAATCGCGCGCTGTGGCGGCTGACGATCCTGCCGCTCGCGGACAAGATCGTCGCGGCGCTGGGGTGCGCGCTGGCGGCGTGGTGGCCGGACCTGACGCTGGCGATCGACCTCGACGCGATCCCCGCGCTGGCGGCGGACCGCACCGCATTGTGGTCGCAGGTGTCGGCGGCCGATTTCCTCGGCGACGACGAGAAGCGCGCGATTCTCGGCTTCGGGCCGCGAAATGCATGACGCCGTTCCCCCGCGAAGGCGGGGGCCCAGGGCCGCAGGCGTCGCGCGTGAAACTCTGGACCCCCGCGTACGCGGGGGAACGAAGGAACGAAATATGACCGCCGATACCGAAAGCGCCCTGCTCGCGCGGCTCGTCGAGCAGGGGCAGACGCAGGGCGTCGATCTGCTCACCATCCGCGCGATCGCGGAGGAGGCAAGCGAATTGGGCGCGGCAAGGGCGCTCGAAAGGCTCGGCCTCGCCGATACCACCGCGCGCGCCGATCTCGGCGAGCTGCGCCAGCTGCTCTCGGCCTGGCGCGACGCCAAGCGCACCGCGCGCGACGTCGTCATCGGCTGGGTGGTGCGCGTCACGCTCGCGGCGCTGATGCTGGGGCTGGCGGTGCGGCTGGGGCTCGTCGCGCTGGTGCGGTCGTGACTCTCCGTTCTCCCGCGAACGCGGGAGCCCAGGGCTCCGAGCGCCGCGCCTGCAACTCTGGCCTCCCGCGTTCGCGGGAGAACGAGGAAGGCAAGCAGCCATGAGCCTCCGCTTCGCCGGCTACGCCGCGCTGTTCGACATGGTCGATCGCGGCGGCGACGTGATCCGCAAGGGCGCCTTCGCGCGCGCCGTCGCCGAGGGCGCCAAAAGCCTCCCCTTGCTGTGGCAGCACCAGCAGGGCGCGCCGATCGGCCGGATCGAACAGATCGCCGAGGATGCGCGCGGCCTGCGCGTGATCGGCCGGCTCACCCCCGACGCCAAGCCCGCCGCCGACGCCGCCGCGCTGCTCCGCGACGGCGCGGTGGGGGGCTTGAGCTTCGGCTACCGCGTGCGCGCCAAGCACCACCGGCCGGGGGGCCGCGAGCTTACCGATCTCGACCTGGTCGAGGTCTCGCTGGTCACCTTTCCGATGCAGCCCGGCGCGCGCGTGCACGCCCTCCACGAGGAGAATGACTCATGACCGACATCCAACAGGAGACGCCGATGTACGAGACCAAGCAGGAGACCGACCCGCTCGAGACGAGCTTCGCCGGCGCTGAGGACATCGCCTCGCTCAAGGCGGGGATGGCCGATCTCAAGGCCAAGCTTGACGGGGCCACCGTCGCGGCGGCGCGCGCGCCGCTCGACGGCGCCAAGGCGGCGACCGACGCCAAGCGCCCGTTCGTCGAACGCTATCTGCGCCACGGCCACACCGGCGGCGTCGAGATCAAGGCGATCGACGGCACCGCGGACGCCACCGGCGGCTATGTCGTGCCGCAGGAGATCGACGCGCAGATCGATTCGACGCTGATCGACATCTCGCCGATCCGGGGCATCGCCAACGTCGTCCAGGTCGGCTCGTCGGGCTATCGCAAGCTGGTGACGGTGGGCGGCGTCAGCTCGGGCTGGGCCGCGGAGAACGCGCCGCGCGGCGATACGCCGACGCCCAATTTTGCCGAGATCGTGCCCGCCATGGGCGACCTCTTCGCCAATCCCGCGGCGACGCAGGCGATGCTCGACGATGCCGCCTTCGATGTCGAGGCGTGGCTCGCGGTCGAGATCGCGACCGAGTTCGCCCGCGCCGAGGGCGCTGCCTTCGTGGCGGGTGATGGCGTCAACAAGCCGAAAGGCTTCCTCACCGCGCCCAGGACCGCGCAGGACGACGGCGTGCGCCCGTTCGGCACGCTGCAATATCTCGCGACCGGCGTCGACGGCGATTTCCCGGCGAGCGAGCCCGAGGACAAGCTCATCGATCTCGTCCAGTCGCTGCGCGCGCCCTACCGGCAGGGCGCGGTATTCGTGATGAACAGCTTCACGCTTGCGATCATCCGCAAGATGAAGACCGCGGACGGTCATTTCATCTGGGCGGCGGGCCTTGCGGCGGGGCAGCCCGACACGCTGCTCGGCTATCCCGTCGTCGAGGCGGAGGACATGCCCGACATCGGATCGGGCACGACGCCGATCGCGTTCGGCAATTTCAAGGCGGGCTATCTGATCGCCGAGCGCGGCGAGACCGCGATCCTGCGCGATCCCTTCACCGCCAAGCCCTACGTCCATTTCTACGCGACGCGGCGGATCGGCGGCACCGTCTCCAATTCGGAGGCGATCAAGCTGATGAAGTTCTCGGCGGCCTGAGGCTTCCGCGCCGTAAATCCTCCCCTGCAAGGGGAGGTGGCATCGCGCAGCGATGACGGAGGGGTGGAGGCCGGGCGATACGGACCCCGCGTCGCGCGACCGTATCGTATCGCCCGCCTCCACCCCTCCACCACCGGCTTTGCCGGCGGTCCCCCTCCCCTTGGAGGGGAGGATGCAGCTTTACCATTCCAGCAGGAGCCCGCCATGCGCCGCTTCCTACGCCTTGCCGGCGCCGCGCGATGAGCGTCGCGCCCGAAATCGCCGCCGCGGCACTCGCCGACGCCAAGGCCTATCTCCGGATCGACACCACCGACGAGGATGCGGTGCTCGGCCTGCTGGTCGGCGCCGCGATCTCGCTGTGCGCGCGCTTCACCGGCCTGGCCCCGTTCGTCGCCGATCGCAGCGACACCGTCGCCGCGACCAGCCCCGAATGGCAACGCCTCCCCGCGACGCCGGTCGGCGCGATCGTCTCGGTCTCGACGCTCGATCCCGCCGGCGTCGTCGCGACGCTGCCGGTCGACGCCTACGCGATCGACATCGATGCGAACGGCGACGGCTGGGTGCGGCCGAGGCGTCCGGTCGCGGTCGCGCGGCTGCGGGTCGGCTATCATGCCGGCCTCGCGCCCGACTGGCCGTCGCTGCCCGAGCCGCTACGGCAGGGGATCGTGCGGCTGGTCGCGCACATGTTCGCGCACCGCGACGCGCCCGACGATGCGGGTCCGCCCGCGGTGGTCGCGGCGCTGTGGCGGCCTTGGCGGCGGATGCGGCTGGCATGAGCGAGTTCGCCGGCGGGCTTACGCAACGCGGGCTGGTCCAGCGCCGCAGCACCGACCGCGACGATCTCGGCGGCGCCGACGGCGACTGGGCGACGCTCGCGGAGGTCTGGGCGGCACTGGAGCCGATCGCGCCCGCCGCTTGGGGGCAGGGCGACCGGCCGAACGCCGCGCCGCGCTGGCGGGCGAGCCTGCGCACCACCGACGTCGTGCCGGGCGACCGGCTGCAATGGCGCGCGCGCTTGCTGGTGGTGCGATCGGTCGATGCCGATCCCGCCGCGCCCGACCGCCTGACGCTCGTGCTGGAGGAGGATCGATGACCGCCATAACTGATCTGTCGCCCGCGCTGGTCGCTGCGCTCGCCGGCGCCGAGGCGCGCGCCGCGGCCGCGATCGCCGCCAAGTTGCCGACCGACGTCATGGTCGTGCTGACCGACGACGGTATCGCGCTGACCGGTCGCACCCTGTCGATCCGCGCGCAGACCGACAGCCGGTTGCGCGACTTCGCGGGCCTGGTGCGATGAGCACCGCCGCGCAGGCGCTCCAGCGCGCATTAATCGCGACGCTCCGGTCAGCGCCGTTCGCGCCGCTACTCACCGGGATATACGACGGGCCGCCCGCAGCCGCGATCTGCCCGTTCGTCGCGATCTCGGACGGATCGACCAGCGACTGGAGCACCAAGGACCGGCGCGGCCGCGAGCACCGCCTCTCGATCGCGATCTGGGACGACGGCGCGGCCCCGGCGCGGCTGCACGATCTGCTCGGCCAGGCGCAGGATGCGATCGAGGCGATGCCGCGCGCGCTGCCCGGCCATGCCATCGCCAGCCTCGTCTTCCTGCGCGCGCGCGTCGTCCGCGACCCCGACGGGCCGTGGGCAGGCCGCCTCGATTACCGCGTGCGCACGCTGGAGGACTGAATCGTACGCCGGCGAAAGCCGGAGCCCAGAGCCGCACGCGTGGCGCCTGCTTCCCTGGACCCCGGCTTTCGCCGGGGCACTATTCATTCAAGAAGGAGAATCGCTATGTCCGCAGAAGCCGGCAGTGCTTTCCTGCTCAAGATCGGCGACGGCGGCACGCCGCCCGTCTTCGCCACCGTCGCGGGGCTGCGCACCACAATGCTCAGCATCGCAGGCGAGCTGGTGACGATCACCAATAAGGACAGCGGCGGCTGGCGCGAGCTGCTGTCGGGCGCGGGCACGCGCAGCGTGTCGGTCGCAGGCAGCGGCGTGTTCACGGGGTCGGCGGCGGAGGCGCGGCTCAAGGCCAATGCGCTCGCCGGCACGCTCGACGACTATCAGCTCTGCTTCGCCAGCGGCGGCACGATCCAGGGTCGCTTCCTGCTGACCAAGCTCGACTATAGCGGCGACTTCAATGGCGAGCGATCCTATACGGTTGCGCTCGAATCCTCTGGCTCGGTGGCAAGCTCGTGACCGCGCCCGACACGACCGCCCCCGCCAACCCCGCGCGCGGCGAGGCGACGCTGACGCTGGCCGGCCAGCCGATGACGGTGCGCCCGAGCTTCGCCGCGCTGGTCGCCGCCGAGCAGCAGGTCGGCCCCCTGTTCGCGCTGGTCGAGACCGCCGCGGCGGGCAAGCTGACGCTCGCCGACACCGTCGCGCTGATCTTCCACTGCCTCGTCGACAGGCCCGGCGACATGACGCAGCAGACGCTCGGCGACGAGGTCGTCCAGCTCGGCATCGCGGTGCTCACCCCGGTGCTCCAGGTGCTGCTCGGGCAGATCATCAAGGGACTGTGAGGATATGCCCCTCTCCCGCGAGCGGGAGAGGAGAGGGACGGATGATGACCAGTTTCACCGCCGCCGCCGCCCGCCTCGCCGGTCTCGCCGGCGCGATCGCCGGTTGGCGGCCCGACGAGTTCTGGCGCGCGACGCCGGCCGAGCTCGAGACCGTACTCGCCGCCTTCGCGTCTCCCGGCGCGAGTGCCGCGCCGCCGCCCGATGCCGCCGCGCTGGCGCGCCTCAAGGAGCAATATCCCGATGGATGAGACGATCGAGACGCTGCTCGTCGGTGTCCGCGCCGATACCGCGAGCTTCGCGCAGGATGCCGCGACGATGCAGGCGTCATTGCAGACATCGCTCGGCAGCGGCGCCGCCAATGCCGGCAGCCTGATCGAGGCGGGCCTCGCCAAGGCGATCGCATCGGGCAAGCTCGGCTTCGCGGACCTCGAGAAGACCGCGCTCGCCGTCCTCTCGAACATCGCGGCGCAGGCGGTGACGAGCGGCCTGTCGTCGCTGCTCGGCGGGGTAAGCGGAAGCGGGGGCGGGCTGCTGTCGGCGGGCACGAGCCTGATCGGGTCGCTGTTCGGCCTGCCCGGTCGCGCGACGGGCGGTCCGGTGTCGCCGGGCCGGCCCTACATGGTCGGCGAGCAGGGCCCCGAGCTGTTCGTGCCGACCTCGGCGGGCAGCGTCGCGCCCGCCGCGTCGGGCGCCGCGCCGCGCGCGGTCAACGTCGCGATCAGCATCAATGCGCCGACCGCGACCGAACCGCAGGCGCTCGCACGATCGAGCCGGCAGGTCGCGCGCGCGGTCAATCGCGCGCTGGCGCAGGCGGAGCGGTAGCATGGGCCAGGGCATCGGATGGTGGCTGGCGGCCGACGCCGACGCGGCGCGCGCGCAGAAACGCGCGACGGGCTGGGTCAAGCGCTTCGATCCGCGATTCTGGACGGTCAATTTCCCGCGCCCGATGATGGCGGCGGTGACGACGACGGGTCCGCAGGCGATGCGCGTCGATGCGGTGTTCTACCGCACCGACGATCTCGCCGGGCTGATCTGGGCGTCGGCGGATAGCGTCGATCATCCGCTGCTGCGCTACGAGACCGCGGGCGACTATCGCGGCTGCACGCTCGCCTTCCACTGGCAATCGTCCGGGCTGATGCCGCTCGACGCGATCAACGGCCCGACGCTGACGATCGAGGGGCGCGACGCGTCTGGCACCGCGCGCAGCTGGTTCGTCCGGTTATGGAATTATGCGAGCGGCGACGCGCAGGATGCTCGAATATCGATCGATTTCGACAAGCTCGACGGTGGCTTCCTGCTGCCGGGCGAGGCGGACCCGGTGTGGGCGGGCGACGTCGACCGGATGTTCGTCTCGCTGGTGCCGCCGGGCTATACCGGCGCCGACGGCGAGCTTGCCGCATCCGCCCAGGCCTGGGTCGAGATCGACGCCATCGCCTGCGACGGCGCGGGCTCGACGCTGGCGATCGGCGACGGGCTCGTGCCGCCGCACGGCCTGTGCATCGCCACCGGCTATGACGACGCCTACGACCAGACGCCCGCGCGGATGCTGCGCCAGATCGTCGCGCTCGGCTATCGCGGCGCGATCGACCATTATGTCGGGATGAGCCATTATTTCCGGCTCGAATGGAATGCGGGCGCGGGGCTTCACCTGATCAGCCTGGCGGGCGGCGTGCTCAACGTCGCCGCCGACGCCTGGCACCGCGATTTCCTGGCGCGCGCGACCGCGCTCGGCTTCGAGGTCATCCTGTCGATGTCCTACGAATTGCTCGACCAGCATGTCTGGAACGACTGGAAGCAGCGCGGACCCGACGGCGTGCAGGCGCTGACCGGCTGGGTGCCACCCTCGACGCTGCTGTCGCCGTGCGGCGCCGGCGCGATGAACTATCTCAAGACGATAGCGACCACTTTTGCGACAATGGCGAAGGCAGTCGGGCGGGTGCATTTCCAGCTCGGCGAACCCTGGTGGTGGGTGCGCGCCGACGGCACGATCTGCCTTCACGACGATGCGGCGCGAGCCGCGCTCGGGCCCGGCGTCGATGCGGTGGCGAGCGTCAGGGGGACGCTGACGCCCGCGCAGACCGCGGTGCTCGATGCGGCCGGCGCGTTGCTCGCGAGTTCGACTGCGGCGATCGCGGCTGCGGTGAAGGTCGTGGCGCCCGACGCCGAGACGCTGCTGCTCGCCTATCTGCCCACCGTGCTCGCCGCCGACAGCCCCGAACTTCGCCGCGCCGATCTGCCCGTTGGCTGGGCGAGCCCGGCGTTCGACCGACTCCAGCTCGAGGATTACGACTTCGTGCTCGCGGGCGACGCCGGTGCTTCCGCACGGGGTGCCGCGACCGCCACCGCGCGGCTTGGCTATCCGCCCGAGCAGCAGGATTATCTCACGGGCTTCGTGCTCAACGCGCCCGATGCCGCGACCGAGTGGGCGCGCATCGCCGACGCGGCGGCCGAGGCCCGTGCGCGCGGCGTGCCGCGGATCTTCGTCTGGGCGCTGCCGCAGGTGGCGCGCGACGGCTTCACAATCTTCGATCTGGGGGAGGGGGCCTTGAACGCCTTCGACGATGTCGATTTTCCGCTGGCGCTCGGCGCGCAGGCAAGCGCCACGCCCGGCTTCTCGACCGCGATCGTCACGACCGCGGCGGGTGTCGAGCAGCGCAATGCCGACTGGGCCGACGCCCGGCTGCGCTTCGATGCCGGGCCGGGGGTGCGCGCCGAAACAGATATCGCGACGCTGATCGGTTTCTTCCGGGCACGCCGCGGCGCCGCTCGCGCGTTTCGCTTCCGCGATCCGTTCGACTTTGGCTCGGACGGCGACCAGACTCTCGGCACCGGCGACGGCGTCGCGACCAGCTTCGCGCTCGTCAAAAGCTACGGCACCGGCGATCCGCAGGTCCGCGCGATCACGCGGCCGGTGGCGGGCAGCGTCTCGGTCGCGCTCGGCGGCGAGGTGCTGGCGAGCGGCTGGAGCCTGCTCGACGGCGGAATCGTCTCGTTCGAGACGGCACCCGCGGTGGGCGTCGCGATCACCGCGCGCTATCTGTTCGACGTCCCCGTGCGCTTCGCCGAAGATACGCTCGAGGTCAGTCTCTCGACCTTCCTCGCCGGCGAGGCGCCGAGCGTGCCGCTGGTCGAGGTGCGGGAATGAGCGCGCCCGCCTGGCTGCAGGGCGCGCTCACCACGATGGCGCTGTGCTGGCGGCTCGACCGCGCGGACGGCGTGACGATCGGCTTCACCGCGCACGACCGCGACCTGACGATCGCGGGCGTCGTCTATCGGTCGAGCCCCGGCATGCTGCCCTCCGCCATCCACCAGTCGGACGGCTTCGACGTCGACACGCTCGACATCGACGGCGCGCTGACCAGCGACGCGATCACCGAGGCCGATCTGTCGGCGGGGCGCTGGGACGGTGCGACGCTGAGCCTGTTCGCGATCGACTGGACCGATCCCGCCGCCGATCCGCTACAGATCGCGCGCGGCGAGATCGGCGACGTCTCGATCAGCGACGACGCCTTCACTGCCGAGTTGCGCGGACCGACCGCGCTGCTCGAGCGCCCGGTGGTCGAGCAGACCGCGCCCGACTGTCGCGCCACCCTGGGCGACCGTCGCTGCCGGATCGACCTGGCGCCGCGCACGCGGATCGCGACGGTGGCGACGGCAGCCGGGCAGGGGCTCACGCTGGATCAGGCCGAGCCCTCGGCCAACGCCTATGGCTATGGCCGGCTGCGCTGGCTCGACGGCGCCAATGCGGGGCTCGTCGCGTCGATCGCGGCGTCGGACGGGACGGGGGCGACGCTGCGCGATCCGCCTGCCTATCCGACCGCCCCCGGTGCCTTGGTCGAGCTCGTCGAGGGTTGCGACCGGCGCTTCGAGACCTGCTGCACGCGCTTCGCCAACGCCGCCAATTTCCGCGGCGAGCCCTTCCTGCCGGGCACCGATCTGCTCACCCGCTACGGCACCGACTGATGCCGCGACAGATGACACCGGCGCAGGCCGCGATCGTCGCGGCGGCGCGCGGCTGCGTCGGCGCGCGGTTCCAGCTGCACGGGCGGCAGGTCGCGACCGGGCTCGACTGCGTCGGCGTCGCCGCGCTGGCCTATGGGCGCGACCATGTGCCCGCGGGATACGCGCTGCGCGGTGGTGACGTCATGACGATCAAGGCGGCGATCGAGGTCGCAGGCTTCGTGCGGACCGGGGTGCCGTGCCCCGCCGACCTGCTGCTGCTCGCGCCCGGCCCCTATCAGCATCATCTCGCGATCCTGACCGATCGCGGCTTCGTCCACGCCGATGCCGGGCTGCGCCGCGTCGTCGAGACACCCGGATTCCCATCGTGGCAATTGATCGGCGCCTTCAGCCCCTCCCCTTCAGGGGAGGGGTTGGGGTGGGGCGCATCTCGGAGCGCCGCGTTTGTGGCGAGGCCCCACCCCCGACCCCTCCCCTGAAGGGGAGGGGAGTAAGAAGGACATCGTCATGGCGACACTCGTGCTCACCGCGGTCGGGACCTTGGTCGGTGGCCCGATCGGCGGCGCGATTGGCGCGGCGATCGGCAGTACGATCGACCGCTCTATCTTCACGCCCAAGGGCGCGGTCGGCGCGCGGCTCGACAGTCTGGCGGTGCAAAGCTCGTCCTACGGCAGTGACCTGCCAAAAATGTTCGGCACGATGCGCGCCGCCGGCAGCGTGATCTGGTCGACCGACCTGCAGGAGAACAAGCACAAGTCGAGCGCGGGCAAGGGCCAGCCCAAGACGACCAACTATACCTATTCGGCCTCGTTTGCGGTGGCGTTGTCGGCGCGGCCGATCCTCGCCATCCAGCGCATCTGGGCGGACGGGCTGTTGCTGCGCGGCGCGGCGGGCGACTGGAAGAGCGATGTCGGCGCGTTCCGCGTCTATCTGGGCGACGAGACCCAGGCGATCGATCCGCTGATCGCGGCGGCGCAGGGGATCACGACGACCCCTGCGCATCGCGGGCTCGCCTATGTCGTGTTCGAGCAGCTTCAGCTTGCCGACTATGGCAATCGCATCCCGTCGCTGAGCTTCGAGATCGTGGCGGACGACGGGCTCGTCACGCTGGCGACGATCGCGGGGCTATTGTCGGACGGCGACGTCGCCGGCACCGGCGGCCCCCTGCTGACGGGCTATGCCGCCGCGGGCGACAGCCTGCGCGGCGCGATCGAGGGGCTGGCGGCGGCGCTGCCCGTCGCCTTCGCCGATGGTCCCGACGGTGTCACGTTGGTCGACGAGTCCGCGGCGCCGACCGCGATCGACGCGACCGAACTCGGCAGTGCCGCCAACGGGAAGGCTGCGCCCAAAGTCGTGCTCGATCGCCAGGCGGCGGGCACGCTCAACGAAGCGATCGCGATCAGCTATTATGACCCGGCGCGCGGCTATCAGCTCGGCTCGCAGAGCGCGAGGCGCGATGCGTCTGCCAGGCGTGCGGGTGCGATCGATCTCGCCGCCGCGGTCGATGCCGCGAGCGCCAAGGCGATCGCCGAGGCGCGGTTGGCGCGCGAGTGGGCAGGGCGGACGACCGCGACCCTGACGCTGCCGTGGCGCCGGCTCGATATCGGCGCGGGCGCGCTGCTCTCGCTGCCCGGGCAGGACGGCGTCTGGCGCGTCACGACGCGCGGCTTCGAGGCGATGCTCGCGACGCTGACCGCGCAGCGTCTGCCAGGAGAGGCAGCGCCGCTACCGGTCGCGAGCGCGGGGGCGGGGGCGACCCAGGCCGATCTTCCTGCCGGTCCGACGACGCTCGCGCTGCTCGATCTGCCCTCGCTGGGCGACGATCCGCCGACCACGCCGACGCTGCTGATCGCCGCGGCGGGCGCGTCGGCGGTTTGGCGCAAGGCGACGGTGATGGCGAGCCTCGACGCGGGCGCGAGCTGGCAGACGATCGGCCAGACCGCGGCGGCGGCGGTGATCGGCACGACGCCGGACGCGTTGGTGCCGGGCAGTACGATGCTCACCGATGCGGTGACCGTGATCGACGTCGTTCTGCTCGACGATGCGATGATACTGACCGGCAGCGACGCGACCGAAGCCTCCGCGACCGCCAATCTCGCGCTGATCGGCGACGAACTCGTCCAGTTCGCGACGGCGACGCAGACCGCGCCCCGCAGCTTCCGCCTGTCCGGCCTGCTGCGCGGGCGGCGCGGAACCGAATGGGCGATGGCGGGGCATGTCGCGGGCGAACGCTTCGTACTGGTCGATGCCGACACGCTGTTGCCATGGACGCTGCCGACCAGCGCCATCGGATCGACCGTGATGATCGCGGCGAGCGGCGTCGGCGATGCCTCCCCCGCCGAGGCGAGCATCGTCTTCCAGGCGCGCGCGCTGCGTCCGCCGGCGCCCGTCGCGATCTCGGCTGCAACCCAGGCCGACGGCTCGATCCTCGTCGGCTGGACGCGCCGCAGCCGGATCGGCTGGGCGTGGCTCGACGATATCGACGCCCCGCTCGGCGAGGAGAGCGAGCGCTATCGCCTCACCGCGACGCGCGCGGGGGGCACGGCGATCTCGGTCGACACCGCCACGCCCGCGGCCACGCTCGCCGCCGCGGACCTCGCCGCGATCGGCGGCAGCGGCGCGCTGTCGTTAGCGATCGTCCAGATCGGCACCGCCGCCGCGACCCTGCCGCCCGCCACCTTCACCCTCATGCCGGGAGCCTGA